GTTTGAGACGATGCCGCCGCAAGAGCAGATAACTCCGCAGATGCCGCTGATATAGTTGCCGCTGCTTGACTACTTGCCGCTGATGTTGCACTTCCTAATATGTCATCTACATAGGCTTTGCTTGTAGCGTGGCTCGATGCCGTTGGAGTTTCGTTTATACCAGTTATGCGATTACCGCCCATAGCGATATCGCCACCCATGGTACCACCTGTTAGACTCAGTTTAAGAGCATCTTGGGTTTCCATTTGCCCTTTGTTTACTACCTGCGAAACTGTCGATGCGCTACCAACATTATCGATGGTATTGCCACCCATATTAATTACACCGGTAACACTTCCTCCAGTTAAAGCCAGTTTGGTACCAATAGAACTGGCGACTGATGCCGCAAAATTTGGGTCATCATCTAGGGCAGCCGCAAGTTCATTTAAGGTATCTAGGGTACCTGGCGCAGAATCAACCAATCCTGCAATCTCACTATCTACATAGCCTTTAGTTGCCGCATCATTCGAATTTACCGGAGTAGATAAATTGGTAATGGTAGCTGTAGTGGACGAATCCATGTTCAACGTACCGTTTACAACTAAGTTCGTGAATTGGCTCGTGCCACTAGTAGCATTTACGTTGCCGGTTAAATCGCCACTATATGTTCCATGAAATGTCCCGAAAACATTTCCTGCGCTAATCGTTGTACCTACAATCGAATCAGCTGATACTGGCCCGTTAATTTTTGTAGTTGCAGTGATGATGCTAAATGTGCCTGCATTGGGAGAGGAGTTTCCAATAACAATATTATTAAGAGTTCCTCCGGTACCCGTAAGCAACGAGGTTGTAAGTGCACTCGGAGTAAACTCACCGGTTGATGTAAACTGCCCATCTACTGTTAGGCCAGAGGAAAGTTCTGCCGATGCAGCGACAGTGAGTTTTCCATTTAGAGTAAGGGGGTCTGAACTAGAGCCACTTTGGAAGTCTTTTAAAT